AAGGCCACCAACAGAGCCTAGTAATGAAGATATTGCATTAAATCCTAGCATTATTTCTTTATTATTGGGCCTTTTTGCTCAGCTAACATACGCTTTATTTTTTGAAAAAACCAATCTGGCATTTGGTGTTTATCGTCTGCATATTTATCCAAGGCTTTTTGTAACCGAAGATTATCTTTTTCAGACATCCCCCCTTTGCTTCTCTTAACTGGTGTTCCTATAGTCCGACCAGCTTTAGCAGTCATACCTTTTTTCTTAGCTGCAGCTTTTGCCGCCGCTTTTCCTTTAGCAGTATATGGGTAGTGTTTATTTCCAACTTTAGGCATTTATTTCTCCTTTGCGCATTGTTTGGCTTCTTTGCACTCATTAGGAGTGCTACAGGTGGCACCGCAGGGTATTTGTCCCCTGTCAGTAAATTGGCCCATTAATTCAATCCTGTATACATGCAGCCACTAACCATAAAGGCAATGTATATACAAAGCCCAATGATAATCAGCTTACCATAATCTAAATCCCACGCAGTACCTTCACCACGCTCATTAAAAAAATTAATTATTCGTCCCCACATTTATGCCCCTCTCCATCTAAAATCTCTTTAAAACATCTTGGGCATATAGTCATTTTTTGCCCATTCTGTTAAATAATCCACCGCTACGTTTACGGTAATCCACGCTTATGCCACCAGCTCTTTTTTTACTAATTCTAGCTTTATGTAAAGCATCAATGCGTTGTAATAGAGCACTTGAAATTGCTTCATTTCTATGTATTTCGTCTGGGTCTATCCCAAAATATTTCGCTAATTTTATAAGCATTTCTTCTTGTTTATCACTCATTTTTTGCCCATTCTGTTAAACATACCGCCTTGACGTTTACGGTAATCAATATTAATGCCACCATGACTAAAATTCTTATTAGATATTTTCTTTTCTAAACTTCTTGCTTCTTTTCGCCTGAATCGTTCTTTTCTATCGGTTTCTATTTGTTCTCTAGAGGGTTTACGTTTCTTTCTAAGATAATCAAGGTCACTCCCTTTGAATTCAAAATTAGTATTTTCTTGTGACTTTATATTACCTGGGTCAGCGCCCCGTCTTGGAGTCGGCTTTCCTCCAACTCTCTTCGTAATAGTTTTTACTTTTCTCTCTGGCCCTCTGTTTTCAATAGTCACCCCCCCTTTTTCAATAAAATCAGGGTAATAAAATATCAGACTTCCCTCAGGGACTTCTTCTCCGTCACCTTTTCGACTAATCAGTTCTTTCATTTTATCTTCACTATAAATTTTACGTGCCATTATATATTATCCCTTACTTCTGATTTTGCCGATACCTGTACAGATGCTCTACCACCATTAACGTACAGCCCGAACCAGGCCGCTCCTGCTCCAACAACCACACTTACGAATCCTGCTTGAGCATTATTCGGGTCTGGTATATTCATGAACCAGTTACAAGTCTGGTAAAAAACTACCATATAACTTAATATAAGTGCTCTAGGCACTATTCTCCAGGAATCTAATCTTTCTGGTGTTAGCATCTAATCCTCATAAAAAATGGACGGAGCACAGTTGGCGATAGCTCCGCCCTATTGTTGTTAAGAACCTGCAACGGACCCCTCGGGGATAAGTACAGAACACATACAACTAGGAGGCTTTTTTTCCTCCACCATACTGCAACATTCCCTCTGCCACCAACGCATTTTCAACATCCTCAATGCTAAAGTCCTGTCCAGTACGTTCTTTTAACGCCGCCCTAACATAATATACGGTATGACTGGGGATATGCGTCTTAAATCGTCCATATTCATTGTATTCATACGAAATTTGCTCTAAGAGCGAGTTGTATTCCGCGCTTTTTGTCATAATTCTTATATTGTATCATAAAAACATCACTTTGTAAAAAGAATAATAATAATAGTGCTAAATTTCTCACGTTATCATAAAAAATGGGGCCTTTTGAAGAAAGGGTATTGACACAGGTATTAAAACCTAGTATAAAATACATACTCCCCTCCCCCCTTTATATATACTCCACCCCCTTTTCTTTGATGACCAGGGGTATATTAGATATTATGGTCGAACCTGCAATGAAAAAGAAGAAATCCCCCTTTTCCATACGAAACCCCCTTAGTATTCCTTTAAGAAAACTGAGAATGCAGGTTATTGCAAATAAGAAGCTACCTTATATACGTAAAACAAAGCACAAAAGGCATGTGTTTATGGAATAAAGTACTGATTTTACTGGGGTTTTCTATAATTAGTTAGAGGGTGCTGGTTATATATAATGGGCGGACTCTGGTTTATGGTCGTATTTACCCAATCTCCGGTCTGTGCTGTATACAGTTAACGTATAGGGGGGGAGTGGCCCCTGCGACCCTTAATTAGCTCACAATGGTTTAACATTAAACTACTTTGGTATAATTAGTTCAGCGTTAAACCAAATAAATAGTTCAGCGTTAAACCATAATTAGTTCAATGTTAAACTAAAATTAGTTCAGCGTTCAATTAAATATAGTTCAGCGTTAAACTAAAAATGGTTGTGCGTTAAACTATTCCCGTTGTTTATGTATTGCCTACATAATAGGCAGGTACTAGGAACTTGTGTACAAAATAAGCACTGCTTATTATTTAATCATCCAACCAAAATTAGAAATTTTGGATAGTAGTATGGCACTTGTATGATAGTGCCATTCGACATGCGAATGATAGTGAGCATGACAGTAACTCTTATGGCACGTTCTAATGATAGTGCCATTAGACATGCTTGCATGACAGTAACCTCTGAGAGATACGATAGTATCTCGAAGAAAATTTTGATAGTATCCGGTCAGAGCGAATAACGTAATAAAAACAATAGGTTAATGTCACGACGTCGGGAAGCTATGCCGTTGTTTTTATTGGAAAAAATTTAGTCATTTTAAAGCATTTCTAGTGCCTACTTTTTTTCTACAACACTTGATACTTGATTTTTGAATACTCCTACCAGTGAGCTTTAAAACATCAATAGAAATGGCCTCTGTAGCTTGCATAGGTATTTTTTGATGTATTACGGCTTTGCTAACAGTGCCACCTGTGCTATGTTTAGGTATGGCCTTAAAAAGCCTATTTTTGAAACTTAATTTATTGGAGAATATACCATGACTAAGAATAATCAAATTACTGTAAATGCGTCTGGCGAGTTCGCTTTAAAATCAACTATTACTCTTGATAATGCTCAGAGCAAATTGAGGACTTCCCTTCAGGCGTTGAATACAGTCACTGAGAAAGCCGTTTCAGCTTTACAAGTGTCGGCTATGGCGTTGACCCATGTTGTCCATGCTGGGGCTGGAGAGGATGGTCTGAAGGTAGTTCCGACTAAGCCAGAACTAAGTGACTTATTGAAAGTTCAAATTGAAGCCGTTGCAGTTACTAATGGCGTTAAAAATGAAATGATGGCTAAATCTCTTGCCTCATCTGGTGCTACTATTTGTGAAATGACTTGGTGCATACTTGCTGGCCATTTCATAGAGGGATATCGCTCAAAAAATGAAAATACTTACTTTGCTGGTCAGAATAAGAGAAATTTTAAGCCGAACCCTAAGATACATACAAAAGGTGTTTTCAGAGCCTCCAACGTGCCTTTCCCTAAGTTCAAGGATAATGGCAACGTGCGAACTAATAGCCCAGAGGATATTGTTCCTGTGACTGCTACCGACACCAAAAACACGTTTGCAAGGTATATGCTCCAGAAAAAAATTAATGCCGACCAAACTGGTTTTGATGTAACTGAAAGAAGTGGCAAAGTGGAAAC